CTGCAACGGCTTAGGCTTACTCACGCTTATCATATCTTTATCGGCAAGGAAACGTAAACCTTGGGTGCAAGCGTCCATCAAATCGTCATGCTTGATGGTTCCCTCACCCGAAAACGAGCAGAGTTGATACAAAAGCGGCTCCGCCCATGAGCGAATCTGCCCTTTTCGCTTATCCGACTCCACAAACCACACCATTCCAGCCGAAAATAGGTGCGAAACCATGTGCAATCGCGTGAGTTTGCTCGCTTTTCCCGGATTGTAGGCGTGAGCGACGATTCCCTCGCGTGCCAGCATCTGACGGAGCGAAATTCCGCTGCCTTTGTCTTCGATCACGATGGTATCGGGCTTTCTTCCGGTGTTTAACATGCGACCGGGACCGAATTTCGGCTTGATCATCGGCTTTTGCTCATCGTCGCCGTAGAAAACCTCCATCTCTCGCTTCACTCGCTGGATTAAATCCGGCATTCCCAGCCGATCTTCCCAACAATCGAGCAAAATGATGTTCGGTTTCTCGTTTTCGTAGAAAAGTCCGAGCACCACGCACGCGGATGGGTCGGAATCTGAGGTTTTCTTGTCTCTTGTCTGCTCCGTGAAGGCCGTATCTAGGCTCATCACGATGTGTTCCAGTATGGGTAAGGGCTTTTTCGCAGGCCAGAGCTGCACCCAAGGGCGCTTGATGATGCCCTGCTCTTCGGGATTCAGTACTTCGGCGTGAATTTCCTGTCTTCCAAGCGTCGTGCCCTCGAACTTCAAGAGCTGCTGCTGGAAAGTCGGAGCCAGATTCGCGATGTTCTCGTAAGTGGAGGCTCTCGTAACGTGCACATCGGCTCCGTCACGCTCAACCAGATCCCGAATGATGGCTTTGGGCTTCGGAGTGGTCGTTGCCACGATGCGTGGATGGGACCCTAGACGTAGCGCGAACATAATCATGTCCCACGCTTCTTGATCGTACTGCCATGCGGCTAGCTCATCGCACCACGCGCCGTGCCATTGTCCACCGCGTAGCCGGTCGGGAGTCTCTGCGGATATGCCTTTGATCAGAGAACCGTTAACGAGAATGATTTCTGATAGCGATCGGTTGTATTCCTTCACGATCGCAGGGGGCATGACCGAGATCAGACCCGAATCGCCCTCAAAACACGTATCACGAATGTCCGCTGAGGTCGGTGCGCTCACCAACCAGCGCGTTTCTTTCGCCTGATACGCATTCCACCAAGTCCACTCCGCTGCCGTGCGGGTCTTGCCCGCACCACGACCGGCCAGCAAGAGCCAGACAGTCCAGTCGCCCTTCGGCGGGATCTGGTGCTTGTGCCTCTTACTGCTCCACCTAGCATGAAAGGTGAGCGCCTCCAGATCCTCGGTCGGAAGCTGAGCGAGCTTCTGCTCCAGCGGAGATAGCTTCTTCGGTGCCGGAGGGGTCCCCGGTGCGTTCTGAGTCATCGATAGCGCGAGGTTTTCTTCGCAATCTTCTTCGGCTGCGCTACAAACTGCTTACCCTGCGCTTTGCCCTCCCGCTTAGCACGAGTGGTGGCTGCATATTCCTGCGGAGAAAGCGCGTTGACCGCTGCCTTGGGTAGATACCGCTCGCCAGTCTTCGATGACGGCTTGCCTGACTTGGTGCGCCATTCTTGCGCGGTCCAATCTTTAAGAGACTTCTGTGGGGCTTTCATGACTTGTACCCACCGCCCTTTTCTTTGTAGCGTTTAGCTAAGAGCTGGGCTTTGCGCGCGCTCCATTGACCTGCTGCGGTGCCTTGGGTTGCAGATCCCTTGATCTCGTTAAACAACTTTTTGCGCATCTCGGGCTTCGTGTAGTTACCCGCTGCGTTTACTTTAGACTTCGTTGCCATTGTCAACACTCCAAATCTCAGTTTGACGCTTCAACTTCGGCCAGTTGGCTTCGGTGATGAACGATTTATCCAGCACCAAAACGTGGTTCGTAGGTTGCGCTGTATAGCGCCCGTTGTCCAGTTTGATGAAGTAAAACTCCTTGCTTTGCTCCGGCTCCAGACTGAATCCGTCCATCATCGGGATCGCGGTGAACAAGTAGTTACCGGTGTGTTCCTGCTTAGACCGTAGCCGGGTACGCATTCGGGTCCCTTCGAGAAACGGATACTCCAGCACGCTGAACTGGTTCCCATAGCAATCCCAAGTCTGTGCGTCGGCGGGGTCCCAAGGGGTCCCTGTGATTTTGTGCGCGAGCTTATGCAGCGGGACGTTCCGGTACACCGCCCCACACTCCAACATCACATGACACCCCCACGTTCTGCCCGGATGGCTCACCAACCCAAACCACGCTACCCGTACCCAGTCCTCGTTGCCGAATGTGTGGGGCTGCACGTAGCAGTAGGCATGGCGGGGTAGGGGTGCGGCTCCGGTATACAGCATGGGACCCTAGAGTAAACGTGCGCAAGGGGGTAGGGCAAGTGAAAGTTGGAGTGTAATTAGGAAGTGAAATACCGCAGATGGGACCCACCACCCACCCGGCCAAAAAGCGTGCCCGCCCGCCCGCCAGCCCGCCCGCTCGCCTGATTCTGGCTGGCTGGAGGGGACCCGAGACCCGTGGCGCATTCCGGGCCGCGCGTCGTGCCCGCCCGCCGATAGTCGCGCCCGGTTATGTGCGGGCATGTGCCCGCCACATGCGGGCGGACCGGGTCGCGCATGGTGCTAGCAATTGCAGCGAATGCCCGCGCATATATATGACGCTAGCCGCTTGCGCATAACTACGGAATGCCCGATAATTTCCGGGCGCGATAGTCGCGCCAAACTACGGAAACCAAAACGATGAAAACCAAACTATTGAACATCGATGCGAATGCGAAAACCGTTAAAGGGCAGGAGCACGGATATATGACCGGCGTACTATATCTCGCGCCCGCCGATTCATCGGGCACTGAGCTTTGCGCCCTTTCAAAAGTCGCCGACTGTGTCGCCGATTGTCTTAACACGGCGGGCCGGGGTGGCATGTCACCGGGTAGCGTGCAATTCACGGCGCCGAACGGCGAGAGCTTGCCGGATAACGCGATTCAACGGGCGCGATTGTCGCGCACCTTTTTATTTTTGAATGATCGCGACACCTTTATGACGAAACTGGTTCGCGAAATTGAGAATGCAAAGAAAAAAGCTCACAAGGCGAGCAAAACACTAGTCATCCGATTGAACGGTACTAGTGATATTCGATGGGAAAACTACCCGGCGGAGCGTGCCGGGAAAGTGTATCCGCACATTTTCGCCGCCTTTCCTGAGCTGCAATTTTATGACTATACAAAGCTCCCTAATCGGCGCGTCGCTGGAATTGCAAACTATCATTTGACGTTTAGCTACTCTCACGCGCCCGCATTCGCGCCGATCGTCGCAAAGGCGCTGAGCTTCTACGGGCATTCCGTAGGATTCGCCGCTGTATTTAAGGGCAAGCTCCCGGCGCATTTTCTCGGGCGCGATGTGATCAACGGCGACGAATCAGACTTGCGCTTTTTGGATGCGCCCGGAAAAGTGGCGGGCCTGAAAGCAAAGGGGCGCGCCCGTAAGAGCACAAGCGCCTTTGCGGTACCGGCGGACTATTCTCCGGCCCGCGTGCTAGTCGCCGCCTGAGCTTGCAGCTTATAGGGCGCCCGCCCTCGGGGCGCCTTATGGGGTGCAATTTCGCGCCAGTGCAAAGGTGATCACATGAAAGCTTTTCCCTATCGCGCCCGCGTGCTAGTCAAGCGCGCCAATGGTGAAATTCTCGCGGACTATGTTCGGACCTATCGCGGAAACCGGATAGTGGCGGCTAACCGTATGACGCGGGCCGCGTTTAAAAACTACCCGCTGGCGCGTTATGTGCGCGTAGAAGCTCTGAGCTAGTCGCGCCCGGAGCTTGACCGGCTGATTTTTGCGCGGGCCGCGTGCCCGCCACGGATGCGCTCGCCTATTTTCCGGCGAGCCTGAAAACCCTCGTTTTCGAGGGCCGGTGCCGTTTTGCGCCCAGAAGCGCCCGAGCCTATCCCCGTGATTAGGGGTCAGAATCCGTTTTGCCCGGATTTTCCGGAATCGGCTCCGCGTCTATCGTGATCCCTTTTTGGATTAGCCCGGTTAATTCGGACATCAGCTCACCCCGATGGTGCACGACTTCCACGCTGGCATTGACATCGACCTGCTGTCGGTCCGACCAGCCGAGGCGCGTCTTCGTGAGCCATATCGCTGCCGTGTCGGAACCAGCGATCGCTCGCTGGGCAAGACTTCCCACGACCTCAGCCATCACGCGCTGCCGACCGTGGGTCGCTTCATCGTGATAGTACTGCGCGATCGTTTCCGCGCTGATTTTGCAGACCTTGCAGATGTCAGCCTGCGAGAACCCAGCAAGGGCCATCGTGGTGATGGCCTGCGAAATAGCAGGATCTGGGTGATTGTGCAGGCGCTTTTCAGGTGATACGGAAATTTGTTTCTTCAGCGATTCAATGTCCTTTTTGGGACGGCCCGGCTTCCGTTTCACCGGCTTTTCAACAGCAGTTTCGATCGACACGGCTCCCTCTTCATTGGTCCGTTGCATGTTGGGAATCTACAACCAAACTGCCCTGCCGCCAAGCGGGCAAAGGCCTGAAAAAGAACAAATAGAACTAATTATGTTGCGCACGAACAACACCCACTCGTAAGTTGTTGATCCATAACGGACAAGAGATGTTAATACATTATTTTTTTTTATTATATTTCTTTCTGTATCTCTTCTTGTATACCCGCCCCCCCTCCCCCTGCCTCCCTGCCTATATCTCTAGAATTTAAAGAAATAAAGGGTTTTATTGGTCTATTCGCTGATTTTTCCTTATGGATCTGGCACTTACAAGCGCAGAATTTCTTCATAAACCGATCAATCAGAGCCATGAACTAATTCCCATTGACCCCGGAATGCTAAAAACGCATAGCAAAGTATTGAATATATAGCAGCAATAATTTATGTTTCGAACGTCGATACTGCTTTCAATATATTTTGCAATTTAGAGGTCCGAAATGGCAAACAAAACGATGTATCTGGCCGCTCTGGCCACCTTCCAGACCCCGGCATCGGTTCGCGAGATCCACGAAAAGGCTCGCGAGATGTTCGGAGATGAGGTGCGAGGCGAGTCAATCTCAGCCCGCCAATCGCTTGGACGCTATGTATTGCTGGGCAAGGTCCGAAAGATTGGAACCAAGTATCTGGCGGTTCAGGAAGCTCTCGACGGCGACGCCAAGCTACGGATTCGGATTCGCGAGCTTGAAGCTGAGACCGCCAAGCTGCGAGGTCGTATCGCGGATCTTGAGCGAACGAACAAACTGAGCAAGGCATTCCAGCAAGACGCTTGACGCGCAACCCGCTTGTGTTAGTATCCCCCTGTCCAAACTCAAACCCAAACGAGGCTAAAACGATGAACACCGAATTTTCACCCCGCATCAACGGCTACTCGCCATGGGGTCAACTCATCAGCGTGAACCGCCTTGCCGAGGGCATCATTCTGGTATCGAGCCAGACCCACGGTGGAATCTGGTTATCCGCCGAACGCCGCGCTCAGCTTGCCGAGCAGTCACCGTGGGCGATTCAGGCCGTTGAGGGCCGCAGCTACTGCGCGAAGCCGATGTGGTGGGAAGAGGATTGCGAGGCCGTGCTCCCGCTGATCGCCTTCTGGGATGAACTGCCGGTCCTGATGCGCCGCAATTCCTACTACGCACGCTTGATCCGCACCGCGAACTCCACTTACGGGCTGACCCTCTCGGAGGCAGCATGAACACCCGCGAATACCCTATCACCCACTACACCAGCGTAGAGGGCCATGGCAACGAATGGCGCGTGTATAACAACGTCACCGGCATAGTGCTGGAGCGCGTTTACAAGTCTTACGCGGAAGCCAAGCAAGCCGCCCGTGAGATTGGCAGTCAGTATTACTACGTAGAACGCCGCGCCGCTTGGCGCTAAACGAGGAACCCAAACGATGAACACGAAGCACACCACCGGCCCATGGAAAGCCACTCACGCCTTGGGCGACCAAGGCATCGCCCGCCACATCTGGTCCGCCACTGACGGCGTCACGAGCCATCGCGAACTGGTCGCGATAATTCCCGATGTCGATGGCGATCGCGAGCACATCAACGCCGACGCCCGCCTTATCGCAGCAGCACCAGAACTGTTAGAAGCACTCATTGAGTGCGAACGCTGTGTAAACGAACTGTTTCAGGAAACCGGGCTGCACGAGTATATGAACGTGAGCGATCTCGCCCGAGCCGCCATCGCGAAAGCCACCGGGGGTGCGAAATGAGAGCACCCCAAACCCCTCGCGAGGCACTCACTCTCGCCCTCTTCCTCGCCATCACAGCAGATACCGAGGAACGCACCCAGATGGCAATTGATCTGGCGAATGAACTCGCCAGCATGATGCACCCGGACGACATTCGAGCAGCGAAGATCAACGCCAAGCGCCGAGCCGCGAGGGTGCTGCAATGAAGCGCCTCCAACTGGCCATGTCACCCGCCAACGGGCGCTGGTATCGCGTCTCGGTCACCCAGATGCGTTACTTTCCGATTAACCGGCTAGACGCGCTGGAGCTACTGCGCACCGGTAAAGCCACGGAGGTGCTCTACAGGCCGTTTTCACGCCCGGATCTGCACCAAGCCGCCCGGTACGTGGAAGACGCCATCCAGAGGGCGCTGGAGGCGACCAAATGAAGCGCGGAACCATCTTCGAGCACCGGAACTGGCTGGACGCCAAGCACATGCCGCTACTCTGCCAAGTCACGGCAACGGCTCGTGATGTCGTCTACTGGGCGACATATGACCCGGCCAACCCGCACCCTAAAAGCCGATCCTACTTTTACGTTCAAGACATCCCCAAATACGTGGGACAAATTCTGGAGGAACCCAAATGAACCCGCTAAGAGTCAACCGCATGATGTTCTCGGAAATGTTCTGGCAGATAGTGCGCAACAACCGGCCACGCCCGCCCGAGCTGGCCACGGATATGGACACCTTGAGCGATTTGGTGGAGAGCGCGGATTACAAGACCGGCTCCATTAATTTGGAAGATGCGTTTTGTCTTTTTGATTTGGTGAGTTACTTCAACCCGAAGGGCATCGCCGAGGTGGGCACCTTCATCGGGAGATCCACGATCGCGATGTCATACGCAGCCGAAGTGAACACGACCATCCACACCTGCGACGCCAGCAACGATATCGAACTGCCCGCTCTCGGTCGGGCGAAGATCCACCAGTACCCGCGCAAGACATCTACCGAGATGTTTGAAGAGCTGATCACGCAGAAGGTCAAGCCGGACCTTTTCTACATAGACGGGCGCTTGAGGGGCGACGATGTCGCGCTCATGGCGAAGCTCAACAAGAATGCCGTGATCCTGCCTT